CTTACAGGTAACTCCATTAAGTCAAAGAAACTACCCGGTTACATTGAGAAGTTCTTGGACAAGGGAGTTAAGATGTTGTTAGAGGGTAAAGGTCAGGAGTTTGTTGAATATTACTATGAATACATTCAGAAGATTTACGACAAACAAATCCCACTTGCTCAGATTGCTCAAAGGGCTAAAGTGAAACAAACACTATCTGATTACAAGTATCGTTGTACACAGACCACCAAAGCGGGTTCCTTGATGGCAAGACAAGCTCACATGGAGTTGGCTCTCCACCACAAGATGAACGTAAACTTGGGGGACGTTATTATGTATGTTAACAATGGTCAGAAAGCATCTCATGGTGATGTTCAGAAAGTTAACAAACTAAAGAGTGGTTGGAGAAAAGAAGATTTGGAATATTATGTTTTGAATAATGGTAAAGAACCTCACGAGTCTTTAACATCTATGATTAAGTTGAATTGTTATATTCTTAATCCTGATGACTTGGAAAAGAATCCTGACTTGACGGGTGAGTATAACGTACCAAGAGCGATTACTACTTTTAACAAACGTATTGAACCTTTGATGGTGTGTTTCAAACAAGATGTCCGTAATGAGTTGATTGTTGATGACCCAAGTAAACGTGGTATTTTTACCAAGTCTCAGTGTGAATTAATTAATGGATTACCCATGGGACCTGGTGACCAAGATGAACTTGAAGAGGTTATGACTATGTCTGAAGGTGAAGTTTCTTATTGGAATAAACGAGGTTTATCCCCAAATTATATGTATGATTTGGCAGAAGAAGGTTGGGAGCAGTATATTTACAGTTATGAAACTGAAACACATAGTTGACTTTAGTGTTAATAACCCTGATGCAGATTTTTGGATAATTCGTAAAGGTAGTGAAACCCTGACTTAGTTTTGGCTGACTATCTTTACTATGTATTTGAATATCTTGCAAGCCAAGGTAAGATTGCCGAGTTATCTCACGGAACAACCAATTTGAGAAATATTAGAATTAGTGATTTGGAGAATATCTCTATTACGAATACTTAAGTCCGTCAGATGATATAATATACCAAGTACCTGCACAGAATCTAAATTCAACACAGGCGCCACGACCTATAACAAGTTCGTCATATTCTTCATCAATCCAACCACGGTCAGGAACAATAGTGACATTTGTCATTGCTTTAATAACCGTATGGTCTGTTGTTGTTGCGTTTAACTTAACCTTGCATTGGTCAATACCTCGTATAACAATACAAGCCTCACCATTTGTTTCATAAAAAGGTTCGGTGACAACTGATACTTCAGATGTTGTAATTAATTTTCCGTTTATTACTCTTTGAGCCGGTGTGCTTTTTATTATTGACATAAATTAAATTACATAGATTTGTCTCGGAGCGGCACGGAATTTCATTTGTTTATTCAAATTCTCGGCAAGTTCAGCTTCCTTCTTCATTTGGTTTTCAGGACGTAATCTCTCAAGTCGTAACTTTAACTCTTCTTCTAACTTGGTCTTTTCGTCTTTTGATTCGGTTAAAAGTGATTGATAGTCCATAACAATTTCTGTGTCGGGAGTTTTTAAGTTACCACTATACTTTCCTCTAACTCTCGCAAGAGTTTCCTTAGCATATGCAGTAAACCAACGTCTAACCCATTGTTGAGCGGGGGCGTTTAGGTCCTCCCAAGTTAAATCTTGGATAGGTACATCAGAAGGTAATTTAATTACATCAGGATTATCTCTTAAACAATCCGCTCTACTGTCAGGTGAAGTATCGTAATACCAATACCACACCGCCTTACCAGCATATTGTGAATAGTTACTCCAATTGAATCTTCCTCCTGGGGTATTGTATAAGTGAATTAATCTCTTACCATCAGGTAATCCTGTGATACGATAAGTTAATGCACCACCCAAGATTCTATTCAAAATGTTAGCTTCTTGAGCCCTTAACAAATAATCAAAACCACTCAACATAAAGTATGAACCCGCGTTACCAAACTGAGCAAAACCTGCTTGGTTTGCACCAAGACCCATACCACCAAAACCATAGTCTGCGGTACCCCACAAAGCCAAACTTTGGTTTGCAGTATTTGAAAACCATAAAAGTTCGTTTACTTCACGACCTGCAGGAATTTCATAAGTTTGAGTGTTGGCACTTAAAATGAAATAATCCTTCTTTAGAACCCAAGGACCCTTAGTTTGTAATCCAACAATCTTTGAATATGAATACGAAAATTGGTCTTCCAAATTCATAGTACGAGTAATCAATGCTTGTGCGACTGATTTCTCACTCATATTCAAGTTTACTAAGTTCACCCAGTTTGATTCAATCAACCAATCTAAGGTATATTGTTCGTAATCTTGAATTGATAATTCCATTAAGGAATCCAACATTTCATCTTCCAATTCTACACTTCTAAGGGGAGCACCTAATTGGTGTTTAATCCTTGTATAGATTTTACTTCTTTCTGGTTCGGGTATTACTGGCATACCTATAAATACTTTGAAATTACTTAATGTGGTATAACAGGTCGTCCTTGTCAAAAACGTATTGACCAAGAACTATTTCAGGTCGGTTTCTAAAGACCAAAACATTTTTACCACGAATAAAAACCATCCAATCAACTTTGTATTTGTCAATTTCTCCTGTTTTTGTAACAACTAACTTTTCATCCTCAGGAATGAGTTCATCAAAACCTTTTACCTGTGCAGTAATTTTTCTTCCTTTGTGAACGATTTCCAAATCAATTTTCTTGTAAGCGTCTTTCTCTTTACCCGCACCTGCAATAATTTCAACTGTAGTTTCAGGTAATTTAGTTTCCAAAATCTTCTTCGCCATCTCTTCTCTCTTGATTCCGATAGAATCTTTTTCCTTAAGAGTTGCCATGATATTCTTGAATGTATGAGATGTTTTAGAGAAAATTCTATCTTGGAACTTTTCAATGTAGTTACACATTCTCTTCATTTCGGTAATCTGTTCTGCAGGAGTCTTAAGTTAAATTATAAACACCGGGTATTTCACCAACTTCTCTTTTGGTGTGATACTTGTCAGCAAAAACTTTCTGATGAACTTTGATGATTGTGTTTTTGTAGATGTTTCTCGCATTTTTGTTTACGTTGAATAAAACACGATACGTTTCAATATCGTCTCGTGAACATCCTTCGGATTTTGCTTCTTTCAAAAGTTCTCCCATTTCTACAGATTCTAATAATGATGTTTCAGTTTTCATTTTGTACAAGTTAGTGACAAAATCCCAATTAATCACAGACCAAAAGTTTTTTACATACTCATCTCTCTTATTTTTATATTTGAGATAGTAAGCATGTTCCCAAACATCCAATCCCAACAATGGATAACCCCCACCTTCAATGATGTTCATCAGTGGATTGTCTTGGTTTGGAGTGGACATAATCTTAAGAGTTCCTTTGTTGGTTAATACCAACCACACCCAACCTGAACCGAATCTTTCTTTTGCAACGGTTTCAAATTGTTGTTTGAATTTTTCGTAGGTACCAAAGTCTTTCTTGATTCTATCTTCCATCTCTTTGGTAATCTTCATTTGTTTTGGTGTTAACATGTTCCAAAACAAAGCGTGGTTGAAGGCTCCCCCTGCGTTATCTCTGATACCTTTTGGGTAACGAGAAATATTTCTAATTATTTTTTCAAGGTCTTGGTCACCTTTTCTTTTCTTCAGTAGTTGATTCAATTTGTTAACGTAACCCTTGTAATGTTTGTTGTAATGAACATTCATTGTTTCGGGGTCAATAAATCTACTGATGGCTGAATAGGCGTACGGAAGTTTTTCAATTCCGATTTTTTTCATTTCTTTGATTAGAACCTTAACCTCTTCTTTTTTTTGTTCTTGTAGAATCTTCTTTTCAAGTTTTTCTACTGATTCTTGTAATTGTTGCATTGTAAGGTATTTCTTTATAAATAATAGAAAGAACCCATTTTACCTTCTTTGACTAATACTCTTTAGAATTTCTTCCACAACATTTGTCTCATCTTGTTGAATATCACCCATTACCGTTCCGATAATCCGCTTTTTCGTATTTAAAATATCGTAAATAATTCCTTCAATTGTGTTCTCAAAAATCGGATAATATACCAATACGTTGTTTTTTTGTCCGTATCTGTATGCTCTATCTTCAGCTTGAGAGTGGTCTGAAGGAAGGAATGAAAGGTCGTTCATGATAACCGCCTCACCTGATGTTAAGGTAATACCAACACCCGCGGCTTTGATGTTACCAACAAAAACTTTAACCTTTTCATCTTCTTGGAATCTATCCACAGAATCTTGTCTTTGTATCTTGGACATTTGTCCATCAAGTCTAACCGCGGCTTTTCCAAAATGTTCAACAATGGTTTCCAAAGATTTGGTAAAGTTACAAAAAATAATAACTTTCTTTCCTTGTTCTATAATGTTCTCGGCGATTTCAATGGTGTGTTGAGTTTTTTCTTCGGCAATTACCTGTCTTACTTCGGTAAGTTTGGTAAACTGAATTGAAAGGTTTTTACTTTCTTCAGGGTTTTTTTCGTACCAATTATAATAGTCACCCATAACTTCCTCGTATTTTTTAGAACGAAGTCTAAGGTAGACCGGTGTAATAATTTTATCGGGTAAATCCAACACGTCTTCTTTTAATCTTCTCAAGACGGTTGATGAGGTTCTGTCTCTTAATTCTTCCAAATGCGATGCCCCCATCACATTCCATACTTTTCTATTTCCAACTTTGAATTGGTAACCCGAGCAATAACGAACCACGTAAGCCATCCA